CGACACGACTGAGTGGTGTGGCAAATACAAACTGAGGGAGATACCAAGATGGCTAACAGAACGATAAAGGTTGAACTGACTGCGGATGAACTCAACACGCTTAAACTCAAGATAGAGCATTACTGGGTGATGTTTCATCCACTTGGGTACGACACCCGACTTGACAAGCCAGCGTACTACGACAAAGATAGGAAGCTATGGGTTGCTAAGATAAGTAGACTTGAGAGTTGTGACTAATGTTTGCAGAAGCACTCGTATGCCTTGCACTCAACGTGTACCATGAAGCCCGTGACCAGCCCTTCATTGGGCAGGTTGCGGTGGCACAGGTGGTCATGAATAGAGTGCGTGATGACAGGTATCCTGATGACGTATGTGATGTGGTACAGCAAGGGCCAACATACTCATGGAAGCCTGACTTTCCTGTGCGTCATCGCTGCCAGTTTAGCTGGTACTGTGATGGCAAATCAGACAACACACCTGATGAAGCAGCATGGAAGCAAGCCCTGACGATTGCACAGGGCGTACACACAGGCAACCTTGATGACTTCGTTGAGGGTGCTACACACTACCACGCAACCTATGTCCTGCCCGAATGGGCGGACAGCAAGACGCCTGTCGTGCAGATAGGCGACCACATATTCTACAGATGGGACTGACTGAAAGGAGACACGACATGGACATTATTCTAGGATTGATGCTGTTCGCAGTATTGTTGACTATTGACATTATCTCTAACTCCTGATATAACACGCTATCAGTTAACACCAATGAAAGGAGACTAACCATGCCACTAGATTTTACTTCACAAGAGATTGTACCGGATCACCTGAACTTCCCTGTAGTGTTTGAGGACACCAAGTATGAGAAGTCCAAGTATGTCATCAACGGTGACACAGGCGAGTATCTTGGTATCGTAGGCAAGGGATTCAAATGTGCCAGTCACGGTGACTTCTTCACTCGCGCACACAACACCATCTCAGAGGTGCTTGGTGAATCCTACTGCGACAGCATGAACATCAACTACAGGAGTGCGCGTAACAATGCGTGGGCTTTGATGGACATGACGATGCCTAGTGTCCTGCGCCGCATTGAGACAGATAAGCACACAACCACCATTGCACCCCGCCTGATTGCCCTGCACGGCATTGACGGTAGCTGCTCCAACATGGCGTTCTTCGGTGCCATCGACTTCTTCTGCACCAACGGTTGCATCACTGGCGACTACGACAAGATCAAGAAAAAGAATACTACCAACTTTGATCTGGACGCATTCATTGACGAGTTGGAACATTCCATGTCTGACTTCTTTGCTACGGCAGATAAGTTCCAGCGTTGGGCAGAGACCAGCTTGGTGTATGTCGATGTCAAAGCATTTCTGGAAAAGCTGATGCCAAGCAAATCAGATAAGATGTTCACGTTGTATAACCAAGAGGTAAGCAAGCGTGGCCGCAATGTCTGGTCGCTGTATTCTGCCTTCACCAACTATGCCACCTACGCTGATGAACGTAACGGCTTCAACCTGCGTAACACCGGCAACGATACTGCCGCACAGTCCATGTGGAAGCGTGAGCAGGAAGTATCCAAGTGGGTCAGCAGCCCTGAGTTCAGTCAACTGGTTGCAGCTTAATGCAATACAGCCTGTTCAACGATGATGATTACACTGTTGAACTAGGTGACAACACTAGGGTGTGCATCAAATGCGAGAGAGAACTGGACATTGAGTTCTTTCAGATTGATGCATACCACGCCAACGGAGATGTCAGGCGCAGACCAGAATGTGTCGATTGCAGAAAGACTGCACAGAAACAAACACGGTCACTGCGAAAGACTGCACCACCTGTGCCTGACAATCATGTCTGTCCAATATGTCAGAGGGACAAAGACGGTATCAAAGGGACCGGACACAAGAGCCACAGTTCATGGTGCCTAGACCACTCACATGAGACAGGAGACTTTCGTGGCTGGCTCTGTCACCAGTGTAATCGTATGCTTGGCATCGCAAAGGATGATGTTAGCATTTTGTATAGAGCAATTAACTATTTGAAAGGTGAGTCATCATGACGCAGAAACAACTCACAGACTTGGTAGAAGATTACTATTCTTCCTATGATTTCAAGAACTTGCGTGATGAAACTAAGAAACAATATAAGTATTTTCTTGGTGTCATGCTCGACACAGAAATCAACGGCAATAAATTGTCAAGTCTTGACTTTACCAAACTGCCAACACGCACAGCGAAGCAAGCGTACAACCAATGGTGCGACAAGGGTATCTCTATGGCCAATCATGTCATCTCTGTGGCGCGTATGGTGTTCAATCATGGGTTGCGTATGGAACTGTGTGAGAAGAATCCCTTCGCAAACATCCGTAGGAGGGCCACTGAGAGGCGTAAGACAGTTTGGGGTAGGGAGGATGTCCAGAAGCTGCTAGACGCCGCCTATGGTGATTTTAGCACCCGTAACATAGGTCTTATTGCACACATGGCATATGCTTGGTGCCAAAGATTAGGTGACATGCGTGTTCTTATATGGGACAACATCGACTTTGATAGTCAGACTGTTCAGATTGAGCAGTCAAAGCGCAGAGCAGACGTTCATCTGCCCATTGATGATGATTTGTTTGAGATGTTGCAGCAACAACACGATGACTTTGGCTTTCAGAAGTATGTAGCACCACGTCCCTATCCAATTGAGGGTGAATACAGACCTTATTCACTGCATAAACTACCTGCATTTGCTCGTCAGCTTATGAATGATGCGGGTCTGCCACCTGAACTGCGACTATCTGACCTTCGCCGCACTGGTACCACTGAAATGGTAGAGGCCGGTGTCGGTATGGCACAAATTATGTCGGTTACAGGACATGCTAATCCAAGTTCAGTGAAGCCTTATCTAAAAAATACACTCAAGAGTGCAAATAATGCATTGACGGCAAGAAAAATACATGGTACAAGCATAGCAAGTGCCGCAAAGGAAAGTGATATACTATGAATATATATAACACTAATATATACACTTATGTGAGGGAACTAGATATACCTGTAGGACATAGCAGGAGAGTAGAGTGTCCTAATTGTGGAGAAAGAACACTGTCAGTGACCAATGAAATGGGTTCTCTACTGTGGAATTGCTTTCGTGCTTCCTGTGGCATTAAGGGTGGTAGTAAAGTGGCATTATCTACGAAGGACATACTCACTGCCTTTCATGGTACTAAGGAAGATGAAGAAGAATTTGTATTGCCTGACTACCTTGTGCCGTACAACTACGATGTAGCTGAATGGGCCAGTGAACTGTATGGTTTAGATGCAGAAGAATTAGGCTTGTTGTATGATGTCCGTGAACACAGAGTTGTCTTTCCTGTATATGATGGCAACAAGATTGTGGATGCAGCAGGTCGTTCACTTGGCAAACGAATACCTAAATGGAGAAGATATGGAAAAAGTGGCTTGCCATACACACATGGGTGTGGTAATGTCGCAGTTGTTGTTGAGGACTGTGTGAGTGCTGCCGTTGTTGGTTTCGGCTCCTTTGTCGGGGTTGCGATTTTAGGCACTCAGCTTTCCGAATCGCATAAAGGATTTCTCACACGGTTCTCAACAGCAGTCATAGCATTAGACCCCGATGCATTGACAAAGAGTTTGCAGTTCGTTAAAGAACTAAGAGGATACGTTAACGATGTTCGTGTCCTGCGTCTTACAGATGACCTCAAATATCGTAACCCGACAGATATGGAGAATTTACATGGAATTATCACTGATTAGAAGTTTGATGGATAAAGAGTTCTACGAAGAACATCGTGGAGCCAGATGTCCTGATCGACTGTTCAGCAAGGATGTGCAGAAGATCAAAAAGACAATTGACACAGCTATCGACAGGTATGGACGCACAGTCACGCCAGACGAGATTGAGGCATTGTTCATGTCGAGCAACCCAACAATGACCACTGCAACAAAGCAGACATTCACTGCACTGTTCAGCAAGATTAAGAAAGAGCAACCTATGGGTAGTGATGTAGCACAGGAAGTGTTGTCTAAGCTGTTCCAGCAGGTTGTCGGTGAGGACATTGCCAATCTTGGTGTCGATTACGTGACTGGTGAGAAGTCCAGTCTTGAGACACTGCGTATGCTGCTTGAGCAGTATGCAGATGACTTCACACCTAATCTGAATGTGGAGTGGGATGACATTGACCTCGACACACTACTATCCCGCAATGACCTTGAGGCACGTTGGACATTCAACATCCCTTCCCTTGCTCGTAAGGTTGAGGGCGTCAACGCTGGACATTTAATTGAGATTGGCGCACGTCCTAACACTGGCAAGACATCGTTCCACGCCAGCCTGATTGCCAGCCCCGGTGGCTTTGCACATCAGGGTGCCAACTGCATCATCCTGTGTAACGAGGAAGGTTATCACCGTGTTGGCGCACGTTATCTGACAGCCGCAACTGGCATGACAATGCGTGAGATTAAAGACAATCCAAGCAAGGCACGTGACTTGTACGCACCTGTCAAGGAACGTATCAAGATCAAGGATGCCACTGGACGTGACATGGCGTGGGTGGAAAGCATCTGCAAATCATACAAGCCTGACATTGTTCTGCTCGACATGGGTGACAAGTTTGCTCGTACAGGTGGCTTTGCCCGTCCCGATGAAGCACTCAAAGCTAACGCCATCTATGCTCGTATGATTGCCAAGCAGCACAACTGTGCTATGTTCTACATGTCTCAGCTATCTGCAGATGCAGAGGGTAAGGTACTTCTGAACCAGAGCATGATGGAAGGATCACGCACAGGTAAAGCAGCAGAGGCTGACCTTATGGTACTGATTGCCAAGAACCCTGTTGTAGATGGTCAGGACGAGGAAGATACGCAGCGTCACTTGAATGTTGTCAAAAACAAGTTGACAGGCTGGCACGGTGTGGTACACTGTGAACTTGAATATCAAACAGCGAGGTATACAGTATGAAACTGACACTTGATGTAGAGAACACCGTCACCCATCGTGGTGGCAAGATGCACCTTGATCCGTTTGAACCAGACAATTCACTCGTTATGGTTGGCATGTTGAGCGATCAAGGTGTAGAAAGAATAGTCACTTTTGACCATACAGAGAAAGAAGCTGATGATTTTGGACACACTGTAGTTCAAGAGTGGTTAGACAAAGCTACTGTTCTTATCATGCACAACGCAGCACACGACTTGCTATGGCTTTGGGAGAGTGGCTTCAAGTATGATGGTCCTGTGTTTGACACTATGCTTGCTGAGTATGTCATGCAACGTGGACAGAAAGAACCTCTGTCTCTTGAGGCGTGTGCAGAGCGTTATGAACTGGACACCAAGAAGCAAGATACGCTGAAAGAATATTTTAAGAAAGGATACAGCACACGTGACATTCCTCATTCCGAACTTACAGAATATCTATCTGCTGATCTACGTGCTACGCAACAGCTTTCCGATAAACTGTATTATCGTCTTAATACAGAGTCTGATGCGGGTCTTCTTAGCACAGTGGTACTCACTAACGAAGTTGCAGTACGTCTTGCACGTATTTATCAGCGTGGGTTCACAGTTGACCTTGAGAAGCTGGAAGAAGTGCGTACAGAGTTTGAACAGGAGAAGCAGGTACTAATTAACGACTTACAAGTTCGTGTGCGTAAGGTGATGGGTGACACTCCTATCAACCTGAACAGTCCAGAACAACTTTCATGGGTCATCTATGGTCGCAAGGTTTTGGATAAAGTAGAATGGGCTACAAAGGTAGACCCTTACATGGATGACGTAGACTTTCGTAATATGGTGTCTAGCGGTACTGAAAGACTTTATAAAACAAAAGCTGTGCAATGTAATCAATGTGAAGGAAGTGGATACATTCGTAAGATAAAAAAGGATGGCACACCCTTCGCTAAACAAAACAGATGCCCTAAATGTAAAACACAAGGTTATTTGTTTATTGAAACTGACGAACTGGCTGGCTTCAAGTTTAAACCCCCATCACCTAAATGGGCAAGTGCCAATGGATTCAGCACAAGTAAGCAGAATCTTGAAATACTTGAGAGTGCAGCACGATCAAAGCAAATGCACGACGCTGCTGACTTTCTTGATAAGGTCAGGCGTCTAAGTGCAGTGGATACTTACCTGTCATCCTTTGTGGATGGCATTAAGCTGCACACTAAAGCAGATGGCAAACTGCATGTACGTCTGCTGCAACACCGTACGGCAACAGGACGTTTGTCGGGTGCTGACCCAAACATGCAGAACATGCCACGTGGTCAAACC